ATAAGCCAAATACAAAAGACTGCCGCCTATCGATAGGCCAATGAGAAAGCCGGCAACGCAAAGTATTTGGATTTGATATTTAAGTAAAAAAGCCTTCATTCCTTTTCTCCAAAAGCTAACAAAAACCGTTGTCGAGCAATCCTCTCTGCCTCAGAGATTTTCCGTATATCCCCCACACTGCAAGCAAAGCAAATATCCAACCCTAACTCACGCCGAACAAAATCGACATGGCGTCGACAGTCAGGGGTTTTACAGGGCATGCGATCATCCAATGGATCATTCATCTAGAAGCCCTTCTAAGTATTCTTGTATATCATCTTCGCCGGTCTCTTCGTCATACCATCCTTCCCATCCTGGGGTGCCTTCGCCATCAGAGTTCGAGCACCAACGGTCTAATCCGCCAGCGTTGCAATAATCCGGTTTAACATTATTTTCAAATTGAAATTTGTCATAATCAGCCAGAACTTTTAATATCTTTGCGCCCTCTTTAACGCTTGATACATCTACCTCAAAAGAATGCATAGGTACTTGTGGAATCCACCACACCCGCAAATCGCCTACTTTATTCATTGCATAAATCTCCACACTTCATACAAAGCCCCGATGGCAATAATCAATACGGCCCATATGAGCGGGGCGGCACTGCCTGGAGTAATGTCGTCATTCATGATTGTTCTCGCTTTAATTTTCCTTTGGTGACCAATTCAATCAAAGTATAAGTATTAAATAGTGCATCCCTCGTGAAGTCTTCTTTTTGCTTCCAGGTATGTTTCATACGCCTCCTGTTTATCTATAAAATATCCAAGGTGTTTTTCTTTCCCCCCAATTGTTATGGTGGCCCTCCATTTAGAGCCCGCAGTAAACCAGCTAACTCCCATTAGTCCTGATTTATTATGAGACGGCGGATTTCTCAAATTCTGCATATTCACTGATTGCGATACACATCTCAGGTTTAATATCCGATTATCTGAAGGGTTGCCATTTATATGGTCTATATTCTTGTCTGGCCATTCTCCATAATGAAGTAGCCATGCCACTCTATGTGCCAGATAGATCTTATTTCCAAGCCCAATATAGATGTAGCCTTTCTTGTTGGCATGCCCAGCAATGCTGCCTATTGATGAGCTAGAAGAAACCCATATCCTCCATGTAATATTCCCGCTATCTTTGTCGTATGACATGGCGCCATTAAACCGCTCAAAATCACTTTCTAGCGTCATGGCTTTCTAGCCTCTAGTTTATGATCGGTTAACAGCTCGATAATCCGCTGTGAAGCGTAGGGGATTTTATTGTTCTTCTGCCACTGATAGACACATTGTGTCGTCATGCCAATGGCTAATGCCGCTTTCTGTACTGAGCCGAAATGGGTAATAACTTGTTTTGGTGTCATGCTGCCTCCGAGATATTTAATGTCCATTAATAATATATGTTACCAACAGCATTGACAAGAGGAATCGTATTTGTTTTAATCAATCCATCGCCTACGGAGGCACTCCAATGCCTGACTTAGAAAACCACATGGTTATCAACGACACCGAAGCCTATGAAAAATCCATCGGTGATCCGTATCGACCACGGCTTAAGTTCGAGTTGTTTTATGGGATTCCTATGTCTGTGATGGAGTTTGATGAGGATGATTACGAGGAAGAGGATGATGAATAAATTTACTCCGGGGCCGTGGGTGTGGGTTGAGGAGCCAGAGTTAATAGGTTCAGAGATGCCAAAGATAGTTGGTGCAAATGGCGAGCTGGTGTGTGATTTCGGAAGTTGCGAACAATATTATCCAACCGAGGGCGATCCACCGAGTGGAGCAGATAAGTATTTAATGGTCGCCGCTCCTGAATTGCTCGAAGCGCTTGAGGATGCAATACAATATCTTGAGCCTTTATTGCCAGATGAAGCGCTAGTTCCGCATAGAGCAGTAATTGCCAAGGCAAAAGGTGAATCATGAATAAACTCCTTAACAGTGCTTGGGGTGCAATCCTTCTCAGTATGGGATTTGCCATGGTAATGATGGTATTGATTTGCAGGCATGCGTAATGGCGGACGGTCAACTTTGTTTGGTATGCGACCAATGTGGTGCCGAATATAGAGGTCGCCCGTCAGAGGGACATCCACAGCGCGGTTATCGTGTGTTGATGCACGATCGATTGCAAGCGGATGCGATTGCTATTGGCTGGACGGGCGGCATGAATTACGACAGTTATGACCGTTGTCCAGCATGTTCGGCAGCACCTAAATCAGCGAGAAATGAGCATGAATAAAACAACTGAACTAGAAATCCGCTTCGATGTTCGCCAGGTCTATCGACAAGAAGGGACTTTGAACGAGCACCGCAAATACCCATTAGGCAGCTGGGAGCGCGGTGTCGCGTTGGATGAAGGACACAAGATATTGTTTGCTGAACAAGAGAGTTCTGAGCATGGAGAACCGATATGAGCGTGTATAAAGCTATCGCCAATGTCATGGCTGATATTTCCACCGAAGGTATCGCAAAGACCTCAAAGAACCAGCAACAGGGGTATAATTTCCGAGGTATCGACGCTGTTTACAATGCGCTTTCACCCATCCTTGCGCGGCATGGTTTAGTGATTCTGCCGCGCGTCGTTGAGCGTGAGTTTGTCGAGCGCCAAACCGCTGCGGGTAAGCCGATATTCTATACTACCATCGCGGTTGAGTTCGATTTCGTCAGCGCCGAAGATGGCTCAAAACACACGATTAAAACGTATGGCGAGGCCATGGACAGTGCAGACAAGAGCTGCAATAAAGCAATGAGCGCTGCCTACAAATACGCGTGCATGCAAGCCTTCTGTATCCCCACGGAAGGTGATAATGATGCTGATGCCCAAACCCATACTCTGGCCAGCGAAGAAGAGGTTTATAAAGCCCTCGTGATCAAATACACCCCTTCGATTGATGCTATCAAGGATGGCATTGCTACGGGCAATCTAAGCAGCGCCTGCGAGGCGTGGCAAGAGCTACCAGAAGAGGTTAAACATGGGCTATGGAAGGCTCCGGCCAAGGGCGGTGTATTTACAACGCAGGAGCGCACAGTAATGAAAAGCGCTGAGTTCAGAGAGTCATTTTTTGGAGTAGAGAAATAATGTCATACAAAGAAATCGTCGCCACCATTGGCACCTACGCAAAAGACGGGCAGAAGAAATACATCACTCGAAAAGTAGGTACGTTACTGGAAACCGATAAGGGGCTTCGGATCAAGCTGGATGCCTGCTTTAATCCGGCAGGTTGTAAGATCGATGAAGACGGCAGTATTTGGTTAGCCGCCTTTGATCCGAAACCGCGTCAAGAGACTGTGGATCAAGCTAGAAAGCAACCGGCGCATACGCAAAGAGCACAAACGCCGCCTGCTGGAAGCCCCCTTGATTTTGCTGAGGACGATCTTGATGGTCTGCCATTTTGATCTAGTGCCGAGTACAGATTACCCGCCCGTAGTGATCCCAAGCCCAACGGGTGCACTTGGATTGGACTTTTTTCCAGCCACCGCTACCGGCTGTAAACAGCTGGCCGGTGTGGTGCTTTTATTTCCTAAGGTGTCAACAGTAAGGATCGACCAAGTATCAGTCGTTTTTACCGTAGTATCGGTAGGAACAAGGTAGTTATAACTCGTTCCCGTCACCGTGATCGGAGAATTATTATTTAGCTGGAGTTGATAATTTGCTATCTCGCTTAGCCCAATAGCTGCCCCACTCTCTCTTGTAGTCGGTGGGTTCCAGCTTAAACACACAGTGTTCGCCGGGCAGATGGTGCCCGATCCCAGTGGGCACGGATTGATCGCACCAGCAAAACCAGCAGAGGCACACAGGACAGCGAGTATAAGTCTTTTCATGATCAGCACTCATAATTGGGTGGAACAGGATTTCGCATAATCCTGGAGATGGGTTATTTGTTCGGCACTGTTTCGGGCTTCTCGTCGGAGGTCGGAAAGAGTTTGTCGATAAGCGGGATCAAGTTCGGGGCCGGTTTCATCAGCTCGGGAGGGGGTGGTTGCATCTGTGGGCATTCCGTGATCGGGTGGACAGTTGGCGCGGACATACACGCGCTCAACCCCTGAAGCAATACGAGCAGACTTATCATTTTCCAGTTGCGCATTTTTGGCATTGACCTCTGAGAGCGATTGAGCAATCGCGTTAACCACCTTAGAATGCTCTAAATCCTTTTCTCTGATCTTGGCAATGTACTCCACAGCATTCTGGTTGATCGTTGATTGTAGCGTGGCTGAAGCGGTCCTAAGTGATTCAATTTGAGTGCTCTTACGCCAGCCCTGCACTGTCCAGCCTGCTCCAAATCCAGCTAGCAGGGAAACGACGATCCCAATCACGATTGCTTGTAAATTAGGCATTGGGGTCCGGCTTGTGGTTTTGTTGGATAATCCTGGCAATTAAGATAATCGCAAAGGCGTATCGATACCATTCAGGAGCCAAGGCCTGTTGGATGTCCGGCACGAACATTTGCAACCCCGATAGAAAGATGGAGGCGGATAACAACCATGTACTCCAGGCTTTATACCATTTATCGACTAACTTCATGCGGCAGCTCCTATCCCGGTAAGAATCTGATCTTTCGTATACGGCTGTTGTCCGTTCTCGTGACGGATAATGGCAGCAATCACCTCCGGCCAATCAGCCGATGTAATGAGTTTATCGGCATTAATTCCACATTCCTCAGCGACTGCACACACATAGGCCGTAGTGTTGTTTTCCGACGGCGGTGCCCAGCGGTTGATAATCTCGTGGATCGTGTCAATCCCCTTGGACTGGTAGGATTTCAATATCTTGGCGATGGCTCGAATCCCATTTTCTGGGGTATCGAAGACACAGAATGCCCCATCATTCCCCTTTACTCCGCGCCATTGAGTGCCGTCATCTCTTATATTGCCTGGATTGTTATTTCTGATTCCGCGCGGTCGGTAATTCATCCAAACCACCGTTTGAATAAGGCGTCAATGGAATCTTTGAACACGGCATAAACAGTGACCAAAGGAGCCACAATCGTCGCGATCCATTTCATCATCCGATTAATTCGGCGGCCCCAGCGACAACAGAACTGTGCGAAACCTTCCAGGTTCCTACTGACATCGACCAGGAATTGAATATCCTTCCGAATAGCCAGTATTTGCTCATCCTGCCTGCGCAAGTGTGCAAAGAAATCATCCTGTGCATCGTCCCTCACCGCATCGCCCTCATTCTTCACCCTTTGCTCCTTATCGAGCTGCTTTTATCTTCAAATGGTTTATACATCACAGCCATCAAGAAATAACACGTTGTCAAATATCGATAACCTATAAACAAGACTTAACGGACCAAGTAACCGGAACGACGCCTCCGCTAGATAAACCAGTAGCTGCAATGGTCATACCGGTGTTACTGATTGTTCTCACTTGAACCCCGACGCCATTACCCGTAGTTCCTGTGATATTAACCGTTGCATCCCCAAGAGCAGGTGGAATGTCAGGGCTGAACGCCGTGGAGAATGTGATTGTTGCCGTGCCAGTAAACATAGCCCCGTAAGCAGTTGATGTTGTAATTGTTGCTGCGCCAGTTTGGATATCGTTTTTATCGGCAGAGAACCCGCCAACTCCAACTGAATAATTACGATTACAGTTGAAGAATTTATTTCTGCCCAATGTTACATCGCCATGAGTCCCAATATTACATCCTATGGTTGTCCCCGCATTGCCAATAATTACGTTTCCTTCAATTAAGGTACTATTGACATAATCCAGCAAAATACCTTGTGCGGCTGAAGTATTTAATCCAACCACATTGCCCGTAATTGACATATTGGAACAAAATATGGAGCCATTGGCACTGTAAATACCTGCACCCGTCGCCCCTTCGACCAATAATTGATTGCCTGATATCGTAATATTGTTGAATGTTTTTGTCGTTGCTGCTTGCCGCTGTAATTGAATACAGTTTGCAGACGAACCCTCAAAACTATTCCCAACAATCATAAGGTCAGAAGTGTTTACTTGATCGCTCAGATTAAGCAAATAGCCAATGGTGTTGTTATTGAATTTATTTCCGACAATCTTCAGTCCTCCAGAGCTTAATTGCTGAATTCCATAACGGTTGGATGATGGGGTTGGAGCCGCAAAGACGCAGCCAATAATACTGGAATCCCCTGAATCCCCAGCGTTTAAGTTATCAATCAATAAACCAGTTTTTGAGAAATCGTAGAAGTTGCAATTTGTTACTGAATATAAAGATGATCGTGCGAAATAAATCCCCGTAGGAATGGTTTGGAAAGTAATATGCGAGAATCTTCCACCAGATACCTCGCCACTCCCTGTTCCTTGAACAACCAAAGCATTCCCTGAAGTTTTTCCAACCGTAGCGCCAAGATTGAACCCATCGAAGCGCGGAGCATTTGCCCCTGTGTAAGTGATAATATCCCCGGTGCCTGTGTCAGTGCAGAGCAAAATAGTATTGCTTTCCCCAGCCCCTGCTATCCCCCCTCCTGGAATCGTCAGAGATACAATCTTATATCCACCTCTTGGGTAGGTAATCATCACCCCTGTAGCATGTGCATCATTTAATGGTGATGTTAAATCATCATTAAAATTATTGAGCAGAACATTGGTTTGCTGATTTTTAGTTAAAAATCTAAATGCAGATACATCCAATCCATTAATAATGTCGGAAACTGTTTTTAGATAAGCAGGAGCAACCGGATCGGCATATCCTACCAGTGCAGCCCCCAGCGCGGGATTAGAGGTATCAGCGAGCTGGCCGATATTGACCACATCGCCGGTAGCAACACCATTACCGACATCTTTCAGCTGAAACCCACCGATTGAAATATCCGAGGTGACTTGTGTTTGGCCATCGGCCGAGATGGACTGGGTTAACGCAGAGGCAATATCTGATAGGGTATTGTTTGCCCAAGTCGAGCTGATAGTGGTTCCTGTGATAACAGGATTACCCGTTGGAAGATTATACGTGCCGCTGCCATTCCTCGCCATTATTTACTCCAGCGTAGAGATTGAAACTAATAAAAGACACAAAATCATTTTCATGGGAGTTTAGTCACCCGCATAAAGCTTTCGCCCAATACCTTAGTCGCCGTGCCGCTAGAACTGTTCTGTGACCATTGAAAGGATAAAGTACCGTTTGAGGCGGGTTTTATGGCCGCTTTTATAACAGCCACATCCTGTGTCGTCGACCCAGTGATTGTTGCGACATTAATCGATTGAGAGAAGAGGGCAGCAAGTGAGGCGCCAGTAGTGCCCCCTGTGTAATTCGCTATAAATGCGCCACTGTTGGTGAATGTGCCGGTGTAATTCAATGTGAATTTAATGCCTTGCGGATTGGTCGGGCCAATAGCGGCGCCCTGATAAGAAATCACTATTTCGATATCATAATTTTGTCCCGACACTAACGATAACGTTAAATCGGGGTCATCCGCTAAAGTAGTAGTGCTGGACCGACTCGTAGTGATTGTCTTATAGACATAGCTGGTCTTATTGCTGACAGTAGTAGCCAGATCATAGGCCGACTTGACCGCCGCCGCCGAGGCCGCAAACGTCGTACTGGTGCTGGACGTGGAATTAATAACCCGTACGCCAAACAGCCGAAAATTCGTGCCATCGTATTCAACAAGACAAAGGCCCGGCTGGATAGCGCCAATTTCTAATGTTGTTCCTGCCCGATCCACAATCGTTTTTGCAGCTAACCCAGACACGGAAATCGTCGGCGTGGTCGTTGTATTGGCGCTGGCGGCAATGAACTCAAACGACTGTCCGGTGGCATAGGCTGAAACCCCCACTGAAGGACCAATGGTCAATGCATCGGCCGTTCCACCCGCCGTGCCGCCCCAGGCCGGTTTATTATCTTGGACCTGTGCATAACTCGGGTATTGATCGCGGGTTAATGCATCCCCTACATCCAGGTGTTTGAAGCCGCCCATTGGCAAATCGGCCGTTGGTGTTGTCTGACCATCCGCCGCGAGTGATTGCGTCATCGCGCTGGCAAGATCATTTAAGGTATTATTTGCCCATGTCGAACTGACCGTCGTGCCTGTAACGACGGGGTTGCCCGCAGGCAAGCTATAAGTACCACTGCCATTCCGGCTCAAAGGTTACTCCTTAATGCTTCTCAGCATTATTGTTGTTGCAACGCCGCGATTGAGGCGGGATAACCGGCCTTGATCAATGCTTGTGCCATGGTTTGAGAACTGGGGAGTTGTTTGCCGCTCGCCAGACCTCTGGCTAATAAATTGGCCGTTCCGACCCCTAAAGCGGTAGCACCGGGATGAGTAATCGCGCCGCCGCCCATTAACATGTTCATAATCATATGGCGCTGGGCCGTACCGCTATTCCCGATCCGATCCGGTAGGACAGCAGCGGCATTTCGGGTGAAGTCCTGCCAATCCACACCCCCCGGTGCTCCGGCAGCTTCTCTGGCCACCTGTACGGGACTGATAAATCCCTCGCTGGCAGCGGGTCCACCGGTGCGCTCATAAATGGATTGAAGCTGTTTAAGACGGGCATACTGGGAGTCGATGTTGAACTTATCCGGACCCGCCGTCCTGCCGAATAAATCATCGACGGCGCCTTTTAGATCGGAATAGAGCCCGGAAATATAACTGTTTTGGGTGCCAGCGGCTTTTTGGCCCAATGTCGAACGAAGCCGTTGATAATCCTCGCCCGACAAACCTTTACCTTCGCTTTTGAGTGCAGCCGCTTTGTCGAGAAAATCATTGATGATTTGTTTAACCTGTTGCTTTTGTTCAAACGGCAGCATTTGTGTGTGTTTGGTTTCAATCGCCGCCAGATTATTAATGAAATCCTCATCCGACAGGTTTAAGGATTTATTCGACAAAGCCTCTGCGTATTTTTGGCCTAAAGTAGATCGAGTACGGTCCAGCGTTTCGCGCGTGACCATATTATCGCCGGACGCATTACCGGCTTGTCGTAATAAGGCCGCCTGATAGGCTCTGGCCTGATCCTCGAACGCATTTTGAATGGGCTTACCCCCGAGAGGGACTTCGGCCAAGCCGCGCTCGGTAGCTTTAATCCAATTCGTTCCAGAACGTTGTCCAGTGGTTAGCGGAATACCTTGCTCATCCAGCGCTGAAACAGCTTTCTGATACTCTCCAGCAGGTCCAGGATTGCTGGGAGGAGTGGGCTCAATCGGGGGTGTTTTACTAAAGGGCATCGCCAAACCACCACCCAGCAAACCACCCGCTAGGCTCGCTAAGGCCTGCCCAGTAGGGCCGATACCTTGTTGCTTGGCTAGTTCGCCGGACGCCCCTGCCGAACCGCCGCTAACAGACTGGACAATAGGATTTTGGGCAAGGATGTTGCCCACACCGCTGACGACAGGATTATTAGCAGATGCCAAAGCCTGCCCCAATCCAACACTGCCAAGAGCATTAGTAGCACCGCCGACTCCGGCAGCCAATAAATGCTCACCGGCAGTCTGAGGGTCGGCACCGAAGGGAACCACCTGATTAATTTGGTTGACCCCTTCCCGATAACTGGCAGAAGGCAATGGCAGATCAGGAGCAGCAGTAGTGGGAGCATAGGGGTTAATCGCTTGATTCAGGGCGGAATACCCTCGGTGCAGCGCATTATACCCTTTCGTCGCCAAGTCAGCCGGGGCCAATACCAACCCAGGCAAATTATCGACAATGGCCTTATTCGCCACGCCCGCTAAATGCCCGGTCTTTTGCAAGAATGATTCGTCAGCCGGTTTGTCAGTTTTTGGCCGCACCGCCAGATGCGAGATAATTTCAGCGTCGGAATAGCCGGATGAGCGCGCGCCCGCAAGATCAAATTTAGATTCTTGCGCTAAATGATCGGCAATTTCAGCATCGGAGTAACCCGCTTTTCTTGCACCCTCAAGATCAAAGGCCATGCTAGCCCCCAAAGGATGACAATGGAGGGCGTGCATTGACGGCAGGCAAATCTAAATTGCCGCTTGCCTGTTTCTGCAAAATCTCAAAGCCGCGATGAACATGTTGTTTATACTCTTGAAGAGCCTTCTGAAAGGCTTCCGGCGATTGGGCTTTCTGCATGCGCGCATAAGCTTCTTCCGCTTTTTGGCCTTCATAATCGGTGATTTGACCGCCACCTTTAAGCGCTTGGCGAGCTTGCAAAAACACCTTCCCGCCTAATTGTTGGCGCAAGGCTTCTGCATCCGCTGCCTCACTGCCGGGTATGTTGGGAATCGCCCCACGAACCCCGGTAATGCCTTTTATGCCCGGATGATTAGCCAGCTGATCAATCGTCGAGTCAATCTCATCAACCGACTGTTTGGCATAGTCAAGATTGGCTTTCGCCCCACCCGTTGCCGTTCCTGTTGCGGTACCTTCTGCTTTCGCCCCCGCCACATCCCGCTGGGTCTTTGCATCCACTCCGGGTGGTAAATAAGGATTGCCCTTGGCATCAACCATTGGCACATACCCATTCTTCCCATCCCATTTAAGCCATCCAGACGAGGTTTGAATGGGGGGATGGTATTTATCGGTATTACCGCCATTTTCTTGTGCCAACTGCCTTTCACGCAGCTCAAGCTCACGCCGTTGGTATTCGCTTAATGGCGATGCCTGCCGATCAGCAAGTTGTAGATCACCATAGTTTCCCGTTTGTCTAAAGCGCGCGACGGAAGCGGGATCGTATTTAGCCACATCACCCAGATCGAATGGCTTGGCTTGCTGGGACTGCTGGCTAATCTGCCCTTTCATAATCTCTTGAGCATAAGGAGCAAGGCTCGGATCACTGGCAAAGGTCTGTGCAGCGCCTTGCTGATCGCCATTTTTCAGCGCATCAAAGCCTTGGCGTAATAATTCGGCCGTTTTTTGCCGCTTCTGATCGTTCAATGCCCCGAGTTGTTGGGTGGCATCATGGTTCATCTTGCCGCCCAGGTACGCACTGAGCATATTGGCAAACCCGGAGATGGGACTATTACGAACAGCGACATTGCCCGCCATCTGCGTTTGGCCGTTACCTTGCATCCCTTGTTGCATTAAGGCTTGGGCGAAGGCTTGGCGCTGCTGTAATTGTTGTTCTTGCGCATCGGGTGCCAGAAACGTGTTAGGCATTGTAATCACCGCGCATCAGACCGGAATTGTATTGATTGGGAGCGATTGAATATTGTTGCATTTTGTACTCGGGGGGATAGACAAACGCCGGCTGACTGAAATCTGGAATGCCGGAGTCGGTATAACCTCCTTGGCTTTGGCCTTGTTGCGAGCCCTTACCATAGGCATTTAAGGCTTTGCCTAACAGGTTTTGCCAGTTGGCACCCCCCGCTGTCGAACCACCGCCAATTCCCTCACCCCCGGCCGCCGAATAATCCAGCCCACTATTAGCACCATAGAGCGACCCAATCGAACCATCGGCCCCTCCCGCTACGCTGCCACTAGCCCCATAGTCTAAGCCGCCGCCAGCACCGTATAGAGAGCCTATTGAGCCGCCTGCCTCGGCACCACCGCCTGCTCCAGCACCCGCTCCAGCGCCACCCGTACTACCGCCAGCGGCGGCCACACCCCCATAAATAGCCGCCAAGATAGCAGCAACTTTTTCACTGTTCCGATTAACTCTTGCCCAGCCGGAATCGCCATGCTGGATGGCATCCTGGTACCCCATGTAGTGGGCCTGAAAGGGATCCCCCGTCACCGTAAAATCGGTTAAATGGTGCTGGAACTCATCCCCTAAAATATCATTGACCTTGTGGCCAACCCAACCACGCTGTTGGGAATCAAATAGCTTGTCGGACCATTTACTCCAAATACTCATGATTTAAGCCTTATTCGAGCGCACCATAATTAACTTGGTAATAGCCGGAGGGATGCATAGAGACCGCATTTGGATTAATCTCTAATACTTCCTGCGCCATCACTCCTTCCTCCTGGCGACCGAATATCGTATAGCGATACCATTGATGCTTGCCGCGCTTTCCAATTAAACGAATGTTGGATTTCAGCCGGCGATCCGAGAACAAATTACTAAACCCACCGGAATTACCCGCCGCACCGACTATCGAGCCGCCCAGATTAAATAACCCCCCCATCATGCCGTTACTGGCCGCATTCGAGGCATTGGAAGCATTCAGATTGGAGCCGTAGGCCGCTTGCATCGCTCCGAGTTGATTGGCACCCGACGTTGTGGCCTGCTGAGGCACACTTTGGAAGGTCGGATTCTGCACTTGCGAGCCCGACCGAATTGCATTCAACTCGTTGAGCGGCTGGCTTCTTAAGGAAGACGCCATTTGGTAGGTTTGCGGCATGGTCTGGATACCGGCCAGAACAGCTTGTTGGTAAGCATCATTCTTGCCCTGATTAAAGGTGCGCATTTGATTATTGTAAGCTTCCGATCCTGGCATAATGCCTTGATTGGCCAGCTGGGCATCCATTTGCTGCTTGTTTTGCGTCCATTGGGGATCGAGCCGAGACGTAATAGCGCTTTCAGCGGCATTCTGTACATCCCCTACGGAGGAATAATCGAAGGGCTTGGAAAGCGACGATTGTGTATTGTTCAGGGCCCCCTGTTGCAGATCGGCCAATCCCAGGGACGAATTATTGCTGGCATCGAGCAATTTCTGTCCCGTGGGAGACAGATTGTAATTGGCCTGCCATCCGGCATCCGGGTTTAATTTGCCATCGGCGCCATAGGTGGGCGTTTGAGAATACGTTAGCGAACCGTAAGGGGTGTTTTGATTGACGCGATTCGCTGCCGAAGCAGCCCTTGCCGCATCTAAATTGCCCTGCGCTGTTGCGGTTGCCGCGCCAGCATAATCGGGTGTTTTAGGCGAGCTGGATTTTCCACCCATCATTAACTCCTGCACGCTTCACAGCGTTCAACCATCTACATTGCGCTTTGGTCATCGAGAGAATAATAAGATCATTCTCCCGGCCACCATCTTTAATCGTATGTTCATGGACAAACCCTAAGCGCTTATCCAGTTCCAGTGCTTTATGATGGGTGGATTCTACCAGCCCCAGCACTTTTTTGACGTTTAATTGTTCAAACGCGTAATAAAAACAGAACCAGATGAATTCTCTTGTTAACGATCCGTCACAGGCAATATGCATGGCCACGGATTGGCCGTTAAATCCAGTATATAGCGTACCGGCGATCAATTTGCCATCTTTCTCCAGACCGATTGCGGAACTGTCTGTCTTCGAATAAATCCCACCGGTACGCTCAATCACCCATCGACCTACTCGGCCCGGCTGATTGTCGATGATTCGGCTTGCGCTCATAATGCCTTTAGCTCATAGAATTGGATGCCACAACTATTTATATGTCTACAGGGTATCCCCAAGCTCCATGGTAATGTCCGTACCCAGCCAGTGGGTTTCCTTACCTGCACTTGCAGCGGTCATTCGGATGGAGGCACAAAACCCCAATCCTGTCACCCCCTGCCATGAGCGGTAGATAGACAGATCACCTCCCCACACATTCGCGTCCCAGACAGCAGCATCCCAGACTGCCCCCGCAGCCCCAGTGGCAGTGGAAATAGGCGCAATGGGCTGTTCTTCGAAATCGATATCTAATCCGACCTGAACTGCAGGAATACCGTTACACGCGATTAACGGGCGAGCTAGTGTCCAACGCTTTAACTGACCCCTGAATCCAAAATAATTAAACGCTTGTGACGCCGAGCCGTTAATATTATTGCCATTGTCGGACAGAGTATCCCATGCTTTGCAGACAACCCCGTTAGCCCCGAAATAGGGCTCGTCCTGAAACAATTCCCAACAATTAGCAGCCCAGCCGGTAAAATTACACCAAGACTTAGTAATCGTGTTCATGACAAATTGTTGTTGCTGTCCTGTAGAGACAGGAACGTTCATGAACAGCATGTTGTTTTTTGGGTAATACAATAAGCACCAGCCGTTATTTGACCCATAAATATCAATAGCGGTAGAAGCGGCCGTTTGTATTTTGTTGGTCAATGCGACTTCGGGGTTGATCCGCGAATACTGAAGGGCCGACGACATGGGAAGTAGACCGTCTTGGCAAATCAACAGAAGGTCCCCGGCATACTTCATGAAGCACCGATAACCCACTGGAGAACCGAGTTTCCACACCCCCACCACGGCCCAGGTAGACGCACTGGAAGGATCGGTCCCCTTGTAAACTATGACTTGACCTTTACTGGTCACAAACGCCAATAAATCGTCTACCCCAGAACCCGCGTCGATAGTCCAGGACCCCATCGCAACCAGATGTCCGCCCTCCGAGGCAATCTCACCGAGAGGGAATATTGTGGCAGCGCCGGCAATGGCATCTACACCTAAATACCAGGCGTTCAGCGTTTGCTTTTCAACAAACCACAGTCGGTGTTTGAACAAGTGAACATTAATCAGATTACTCGTGGTGACTCCAGTAATAGCATGGGCACTCGCCCCATCCACGCTGATCCAGGTCGTGCCGTCGTAATTGAGTAACTTGTCCGTACCATTAACAGCAATCAGCCAATTCCCGGCTCCGTTGGCCATATTGACAAACTGCCAGCGGGCATTGGTTAACCCGGAAACCACTGCGGCCCCCACCGCACCCCCGGCTGTCACGTCATACACATGCGTGCTGGCCCAGGCGAATAAACTATCCGTTGTTCCTCCGGCATAATTGGCAATCGTTTCGACCTGCGCGCCCAAACCCGTCGCCCATTGCGTAAAGCCAAACCGCAACACTAAATCGGAGGCCGACGGAAACCAGTTGGTGAGAAACCGGGCATCGGTCGGCGCCATGTCCGCAATCGAGTCGCGGGCATTCCAACCACCAGTAGGACCGGGGAGTGAGGCGGAATGGGTGCGCTTAGCCATTAGCTGCCCATATTGCTGTCAGGAATATTGGCAGGCGTAATCAGCACGCCAGGAAGGGTGGGTGCGAAGGACAGAGTTCGTGAGCCCGAATCGCTGGCTTTGGAAATATTCAATTCCCGCGAGAACGATTTCAGAAAGGCAGTCGAGTCAAAGCCCTTGACCTCAAAGTATTTGTATTTCAGAAACCCTATCATCAACCGGTCGGGAAATATGCAGGTGTCCGTATCGGCCGTAAACGCGGATTTAGGCGTACCGCTGACATCGACGGCCCAGTTTTTACTGATGTATTCCCAGCCCAAATACTCGCTACTCGCCATTGGCGGCCAGATTTGAAACGTGTTCTGAATTATTCTGAACCGTGCCCGTGGTCCGGTCGCGATATAGGCGGATTTCAGCCATTGCCATTCCTGCGCCGTTTCAGGGCCGAGCATTTCCCAGCGTTTTGTCTTATCCCATTCGGTGCGGTCGATCAACCGATCATAATCCGAGGGAAAGGCATATTTGGTCTGGCAGAAGGATAATGTTACCGACCCTGACGCCGTGGCATTTTGGGTCAATGTGACCTGCGTCGGTGAATCGACGGACTGCACATAGATATCGGTATTGATCCCGGTACCAATGACCTGATAGCTTGAACTAAGGCCGGTGGTTGAGGAAAGCCCGGTAACAATGGGTGAGCCCAGTATTGTGGTGCCCGTCATCTGCGTGTATTGGGTGGTAAATCGATATTCGGTAGCCAGTCGCTGCCAGTCGTATTCACGCTGCAAATCAGCCCCGCACGCATTAATCAGTGCATAAAGTTGTGTAACATCCTGCACGGTATTGCCGGCGACATAGGTCGGAACACTCAACCCCATCTCGCCGGTCGCGGCTTGGACCAATTGCAGCATGTTCATTTAGGCGGCTTCCTCATCTTTCGGGCTATCGTCCTTTGGCTTCGGTCCGGGTTTGGCTTTCTGATTGGCCGCCAACTGCGCAATCATCTGCTTCATTTCTTCCATATCAGCCTTCATTCTAGTATTTTCTTCTTCCAGCTGCTTGGCTTTCTCTGACACTTGAGAGACGAAGCCTTCATCTTTAGCGGCATGTAAATAGCGTTGCGCGCGCTCACGGAAGGCCGTCGGACCCATGCCGGCAATCATGCCAATGCGTTGGAGTTGAGCGTCGGAGGCCGTCGCAATCGATTCCACGGTAAAGAACTTCAGGGCTCTCAGTTCTTCAACTTGCGACGCCGCCAGGATGGACCATGCGCTTAATGGAGTACCGGTCTCCTTATTCTCCCCGTGTGTGTTTTGATAATGCGCCCAATGCAGCGGGAAGCGGGCTTTATGATCATCACGGGCAAATGTATCAATAACGGTTGTATTGTCGCCAGGGACATAGATTTTGACAAAATCCATATCATCGAAAATAGGCCGCCCCTCGACCTTGGTCTTGAATTCGTTCTGGACCGGCTTGCTGTAAAACTCCACATACAATCGGGAGTCGGGATTGCTGATATCTGAATCTAACATGGCTGAATCCTTAAGTAGTTAAGGGTGTGGGTGAAATCATGGACTTGAATTCTTTATGCCATAGATCGGCAAACGTGCAATTCTCATAGCCAGGCAGACACGGGGTGCCTAAAGTGAAATGCAGAATTTTGGGGTTCACATCCGGTTGTCCATTCTCATCGACCAGATAGTTCCATTCTAGCGGAACCGACCCGATAGAGTCGGCCCAGTGCATTTGGTGTAGCCACATGCCAGATTGGGTATTCACCGCTTCCGGGGTGAGTGCTTGGCATTTCTCGTTGTTGAATACCATTAAGCTGGACCAGTTCTTTTTTGCATATAGGGTCTGGATCGCCCCTAGGAACTTTGTCGTTCCACGTGGAACATAGTCATGCTGGCAACAAGAAACGGTTTTGTGTTCATCGATCAAGGGTATTAATCCAGCAATATCTGACAGGCAGAGCATATCGCAATCCATAAAAATGGACCATCCGACATAATCGGAGAGATAAGGCACCAGAAATCTGGACATGGAAAAATCGGTGGACTCTAATGGCCCTCGCTCTCTTATATAAATGCCCCTTAGATTGTCCCTGTTCAATGGCGTAATCGAGAGCGGTATAGATGAGCGGGACAGTAAAGAATGGCTCAGCACGTGATAGGCGGCGATCTCGTTCTTATCAAAACCAATGAAGATTTTTAGTGGAGTCATTTAATCGCCTCAAAGCGCATATCGCGGTCGGGGAAATGATAGCGGGGTTTTTGATATTCAATAGAATGAAAGCCAGCTTCTTCGAGTAATGCGGTCAGCATTTGCACGGTATAGCCCCATTTATGCGTCATGAGCGGGTCTTTATATTTTGGATCGCCGTATAAAGCATGCCAGCTCATGGTATTGGAAAGTGGAATACCCTTTTCAACACATCGACAGAGATAACCGATTACCTTATCAATACAAGGGAGTTCGAGGATTAGTTTGCCGCCCGGTTTCAAGACGCGCCGCCACTCTTTTAATACATCCAGTGCATCCCATTGGTAAAAGTGTTCGAGAACATGGATGGCAGCGGCTTGATCGGCGTAATCATTGGGAAGATCAAGTTGGCGCAGATCGCAATTAATATCGCTGTCAGATAATCCAACAGTGAGCCAGTTCGGCCACTTTATCTTCCCTGCTCCTAAATTCAGATTGATACCAAGATTTTCTTCCATGCAGATGCCTGTGTTGCTGGCGAATACTTTTGTGAAATGTATGACTGCGCCTCTCGGATCATTTGATTGACGATTTTCGGGTGTTTCGTGGCCCATGCGATGCCCTCTTTGATGTCGCCTTGATAAATAGGGAATCCTAACAGCGAAGGATGCGGTTCTGCTACGACAAAACAACCGGACCGAATGGCCTCAACCGTTCGATTAGGGCTTTTATAGCCCTTTGTCGCCGGCATCAACACAATATCCGCTCGACTCAATTCATCTTTCAATATCTCGATGGACCACGGAATCGCCCCGTCGAAATTGGAGACTTTTCGGCAGTCAATGCCTAATCGATCGATCGAGGCTTTATTTACTTTATGCCCAAACCACAACAAGCGCTGTTGGTTGGTAAAATGAGGGGGCAATTCATCAAACTCATAAGGGTCATCAATCACCATCCCATTACACAGCTTGGCTAGCTCTTTACTCGAACAGGTAATCTTATCCGCTATCCCCATAAATTCCTGATAATGGGGTAGCTCGAAATGATCGTCGCAATAATCGACAATAATCTTGGCGCCTTTTCTCTGGGCCCATTTGGCGAAGTCAACCTCACATTCAATCGGTTTGGCGAAGATTAAAACATCAGCGGGGTAACAATTGATCTGGGCCTGTAATGAATGGGCAGGAATATGTGCTCGATACCGATAGGAGGCCATCTGCGGGCCGCCACTATGGATAAAAGAGACCCTCAAACTGTTAACCCTAGACGCTTGCGCTCTTCCCATATCGCCGCGATGAGGCCATTACCTTTGACGGCGATATGAATCCCTTCCAGTGTGTTCATTAACTCTTGGACTTCCTGGGCTTGCTGGGCCATAGCGCCGTTACAGTAGAACGTCTTATCACCCACAATCACATCGATGACCTGACCGGCCTTTTCGCCCGTGAATCGCTTGGTCAATTTATCTTCTGCTAAACAACTGTCCATGCCATAGAGGACGAAATTTCTGAATCCTAGAACATAACCCACGGTAATAGCTCGCAGGCCAGAGGTCGAACCACCGCCGATGGCATAATGCCCTTTGTAATACTCACTCTCAGCCACAATCCCAAACGAGTTCCAGACCATGACATTGCGGTCTTTCAAATGATCGAACATGGCCGGATCGCACCGAGATGCCATTAAATAGATCGTATCGCTATTAGCGTATTTAATATTCTCTGTACGATCACGCGGATCGACGCAGAGAAACAAATCGGGGTTGAAATCGTTTTCGCACAGGAAATCATGCGCGCCTTTCACGGCACACACAGGGCGACCTAATTTGCGTTCTTCACGGATTTCATCCATATAGGAGGGTAGTGACGGCCCGCTCCCGACGACCACGAAATGCCCATCGTGAGCGCAGAGAGCGGGTGTCAATTGCGGTAGTTTGCGGGCCAATGCACTCGTAATATTTCCGCCATTACTTTCCGGCGTTCCATAGCACGAGACATCAATCCGCAAAGGCTGCATCTTACACGCCACCTTGGAAGATGATGTGCGGATAAGCCGCTACCACGGTCACTGCAGTGGCGTTGGAAATGGTGTTCTTCGCCGTTACACCAGCCACCATACCTGCCGATACCGTCGCATCATCCAATACCCCGGAGGTTGCGGTGGTATACAGAGGTACGCTAGGCGCGCAGTTAGCCGCCAGATTGACGATAGGCACACCGCCCGTTTGCACCCAACCGTAATAGGCGGAGGCAATAGAACATTGCGCGAAGCCAATCCGTTTAGTCGCTACCGCCAACGTGGTGGTGGCCATTTGGGCAGCCGAGGCATCGATCAGAACGGCCGCATATTGCGAAATCTCTGACAGTGCCTTGACATAGACCGCCTGACCGCCATCGCTCAGATTGACCGTGGTGCCTACTGCAAACCCCGCCACCGCCGTTCCGTCAGCCGCCAAATTAACGCCTGACTGACCACTTGTTACAAAAGCTACCATGATAATTCTCCTCTTTCAGTGATCAGGCTTTGAGAACGCCGGAAAATTGCGGACCTGAGCTCGTCATGTTTCCAGCCCAGCCTATCAATTTTACAATCGCATCTTGGTTGACCGATTGACGCTCGCCCCCGATTGGTACGAAGTTACGGTCTTTGTGCGGACGGAAGAAAATGTATTTGGTGTTCAAAAACCACATATGATTCGCTGTGGCATTCGAGCCAATACCGCCGTCCAGAACCACATCTGCTGCCATACCACCGCCATAGAACTTCAGCGAGGCAAAGCCGGCCGCTGCGTCGCTGTCCGAAGTGATCCGTTGGATCGCCTGGAGCGCATTGACGTAAAAGCCGTAGTAGTTGTTGTCCGCCACAATCAGATCGGTTTTATCCGTACCCCGTACCAACTGAAGACCCAATGCCGTCATATAGGCGATGATGTTGGAAGCACTGACTGCTGCGCCGCCATTGGTCACGCCCGAATAGCTTTTGGATTGCCAGAATGACCAGGTAGCACGGTCAATACCACCATATGTCCCCGACGTTGCCGTGTCAGGAAGTGCCGCTGCCAGACCGGTGATGTTCTTCCCGCCATTCCCGGTGCCGTCCAGATAGATATCCGAGGCGATCCGGTTGGTCAGCTGGGCTTCAGCGACCATCATGCGGCCATCGAGCAAATCAATGATCTGTTCTTCTCCGGCATTCTGGAGGGTTTCCAGACCACTGATAGTGACCGCAGACGCATATTGCGTAATGGAGAACTGAGCGGCACTGATCGGGCTGTTCGGGCTGATATTCAGCGCCTCATAACCTGAGTACGAGTTGGTGTTGTTGGTAGTAGGATCGTTGTAAGCAATCTCTTCCAGAATGACGTTACCGCCATTGAAAGGACGCACATTGCCCCGTTTTTTCAATTTGGCCAGCAACGCATTGTTGTTGGTGACGTTGTCGGCCAATTCGCCTGATCGACTCTGGATCGTAGTGGCGATAATGTCCGAGATTGCACTGTTGGCAAATGCCATTTTTTTGACTCCTCAGTCAGAATTAAACTCGGCCTGTGCCTACGGAACTCAATGCTTCCCGTAAAGCCTCACGCCTGCCTTTTGCCTCGCCGCTGGCCGCTTGTCCGCTAGGAGTAGCTGACTTGACGGAAACGACTTTGGCGCGCGCTTGCTTAGCAGCTTCGGCTTGTTGACGTTGACGCTCGGTGTCTTGCTGAGCTTTCTGGGCTTCCTGTTGGGATTGCCAGAGGTCATCGTTCATGCGTATGGCTTTTTGGTAAGCGCTTGGAAGGTCTTGAGCTAATCCCGACTGAAGTAATCCAGCCATCGTCTCTCGAACCGTATCAAAATGTGGATAATTGGTTTTATCCGCACTTATTCGTTGAATCTCATTTTGTGCCTGAATCTCCTCGACCACGCTCATCACTTCTTTGCGGACGAATTGAGGGTTGAATGCAGGCTGTGGGGGTTGGTATTGGGGCGGGGGCAAGTTGGTTAGATTGCCGATATCTACCCCGTAATCTCGGGCCAGCTGAACGAACATATGTGCTTTCTGTTCAGGACTGCCCAAGGCCAAGGTTTGATGTGCCCGACCCAGATTGGAAATCCACTGTTCAGGTTGGATATTGTGGCGTTGCAATTCCGGCAGAAACGGTTCCATCGCACTTTGTAAGCTGCGTGCGCGCTCGGCTTCGGATTTGTATGTCGATACACCGGTGGCGTATTCACGCTCACGTTGATTGATGTAATCGGCTAATTTGGGGTCGAGAGAATTCCAGTGTTCTTCGTATTCCTTTTTCCAGCTCGACGGCTTAGGGGCGCGCTGAACGGGAGCAGGTTCGGGGATGGTGGCATCGGGGATAACACCTTCGACTTCTGGCTTTCTGGCAAACTTACCGGTCTCATCGCGTGGACGATCCGACTTTTGGTCGGGTGCTTCTGCGGAGACCGGCTCGTCTGGTTGCTCTCGATGCTCTTCTACTGCTGACAGGAGCGCATCACGTAGGGTTAGACTTTCGCCTTCTTCTGCCATATGTTCCTCGACGCTTCACAGCGTTGATTTTCTAGCCCGGAAGTATTCCCGGACTTTCTATTTTCTTAATTCGTATCCAATCCGCTCTTTTAAACTCATTGGATGATGCTCTAAAAGCCCAGCAATAACTTGTTTCTCTGGAAGCGCATAATAATGAGCCCAACGATGCCCAAAATTAACAATGCTACCGTCTGGAAATAAACTGACCTCTTTACCCTCGTCCAAGAGAAGATCGATGCGGTGGCCAGTTCCGCCCCGAGTCATTGCTCCAATAATGGATAGCCCAGTTTTATTGGAAAGTTTTTTTACTTTCTTATACCCAAACGAGCAGCGCATATTTCAATCCAATATTTTACGGCGTTACAATAGCACCCCATTGGGTAGCACTGAAGCGCTTGAAAATAGCCATCTTGTATTGCGCCACCGAGAACGAAGCGCCATTGTTAATAGTCTCGCCAGTCCCGCCAAATACCACGCCCGTCGTAGAACTCGACGTCCAGCATTTGATTTCATCGCCAATCTGGCTGCCCTGCGCAGTACTGGGCAACAAGTAAGCATCCAAGGACGCAGCCGCCGACAGATTGTTTGTCTCATTCGGCAGTAATGTGGCATTCGCAATCGAGCCTGTACCGGCAGAGGTCACTGCGGCGCCGCCATATTGCAGTGCACGCGCTTGGCCACTGGAAAAACCTGCCCCCATCAATTCACGTACTTTTGCCATGTCAATATCCTCGATGTTTTTTGACCGCCTGGATGACTTGCTCTTTCAAGCCGGGAGGCGGTGCCAGTGGCTTGGATTTAAGATACTTCGTTTCGTTACCGACTTCAATGCAGTTATGTTCTTTGAGTATAGCACGGTGTCTGGATCGACTGGTTACCATCTCGCCCGTGACCATGGATTGATAGGGCTGGATATCACCCATCACTGTAGGCGCATTAGGTTGACTACAGGAGGCGTATTGTTTCTCCACCAACTGACCATCGCGGATAACATAGGTCTTTCGGCTCATGCTTTCCACCCCGCCGATTTAAACACGCGATGAGGCGTGCATTGTGGAATTTGCCATTCTCCAATCTTGGTAACCACTTTACACCGAACGCATTTAACATCCCCCGCATTTGGTTTTGTTGGCCCTACCCATTCATGAGCCGTGCTAATTTGTCCTTCCTCATTAGGAGAATAAATCATTCTTCCGCTCCTTGCTTAGCGGCGCTCACCTGAGCGGCATCGAGGGTGGTTTTTGCCCCAATCTCCGCCACTTCCAAAGCAATGCGGTCTTTCATGGCTTGTAGAATCAATTGTGTTTGGGCTTCGGCCTGCTGCTGCATTTGTTGTAAGTGCGCATCATTGGCCGCCCGGAACGCTTCCAGCTCTTTCTCATGCTGTTGCTGCATGGCCTCACGCTGGGCTTCTAATTGTTGTTGCGCGGCCACCTGTTGGGCTTGGTAAGCCTGCTCGCGCTGAGCCTGCTGATCTTCCATCGCCAAGCGCTGTTGGTCTATCTGTAATCCTGCCTGCATTTCCTGCTGCTTGGCTTGTGTTTGGGCCTGAATGGCCAGGAGTTTCGGATCAGGCGGTTGTGGGGGTGGATTGGCGGCGAGTTGTTTCAATTGATCGGCAGCTTGATCAATCACACCCTCCATTGTTCTGCCGGCTTTATAGGCAGCAACGGTGAACTTCAGCATTTCAAGTAACACGGGGGCCAGCTGAGGCGAGGCCTGAGCGGCGGGAATGGCTTCTTTGATAAAACTACCAAACGAGGTGAGTAATTCGGTGCGTTCTTGTTTCTCGCGGATTTCATCCATTTGCACCAGAGAATCGGTAGCCACTTCAATGCGGAAATTACGCATCGGTTTATCACGTAACAACTGCAGTGCTTGGGGGACCAATTGCTGATCTTCGGGCGTTAACTCTTGCGCGCCGCCGATTTTGATTAAGGTTTCATCCGAATACTGAGCACACATGATTTGCGCTTTGATCTGGATTAAGGCCGAGGCAAATTGCTCGACTTCGCGCTGCATTTCCTTTAATGGCATTGAGGCATACTGCCCCTTCATCTGCTGCGCGCCCAACGTCTCATTAGGATCGGTGGCGCCTCGCAGGATATCGGAGATATGGGTAATCTCATAAATCTGCTGCTTCACCTGATCGACCGCTTTATAACAATACTCCAAGGCTTGGGCGAAAGGCACAATATCAACCAGCTCAATCGAGCCTTTTAAGCCTTGCTTCTCGGCAAACGCATTCCAGTTCTTGACCGGAATCAGATTGTTGTTAGCCCCCTCGGTAAATACGCGACCCAGCTCAGGGCTGGAGGCATCGTAAACCCCACGTACTCGAAGGGCTTTAATCAATTCATCGATACGCTCGGCCAGTAAATCCAAGGTTCTGGCCTGATCCTGATACAGCGAGAAGTCAGGAATGGGGATCAGGCTGTCCGTGGTGGTGGTGGCATACAAAGGACGAGGGCAGGGCCAGAAACCTTCCAGCCGTGGGAGACTGTCGTCGCCAGGAACACGCTCGTCTAAAATCTCGCCCAGTGATTTTGAATACCAAAGGGCTTTATTCTCGGATTTATCCCAAATCTCATAAATCAACGCCTGACTGGCTGATTCACCGTCGGACTTCTTCAGCTCGGGCGGTTTAGTGTCAAGAGGAATCTTCGTACCATATTCATCGCCAAATCGTTCAATCAATGCAGAACGACCCATATACACGCGTCGCCATACCACATTGACTTCTTCCCATGTCCGTGCGACCTCATGGCCGAAATCCGACCAGGCGACATAATCCACTGGAGTGCATTCGGTATCGAGGTATTCATTGAGCTCAGCGCCCTCATCCTCCGCATCCTCAGTGACTTGAGGGCCGTCATCCGTCTCAACCGAATCCATCTCTTCGATATGTGGTTCATACCGTACCCACGCGATACCACGACCGCCGAGGAAGCGATCCTGTACGACATTCTTCAGTGCAGCGGCATAATCCGAATAATGTTGTAACTCATACTCAAGACCACGCTCGAGTAATAACGCAGCCACCCTACCGACGGGATCATTGTCTTTATGCCGCCGCGAGACATCGGGCTGTGGAAGGCGGGCGAATACAGCAGGGATCAGTGTAGTAACGTTGGACCAGAGAATATTGAACTTAGCGGTTGAGTCGTTCGAGACGGTTCTTTCATCGCGATAGCGTTTAATGATCTTCTTGGCGCGGGCTTCCCATTTCTTGAACTCGGCATCATAGGCGCCTATTAGCTTGTTATAGCGCTCAACCGGCTTGGGTGTTCTGGCGACCATTAATAGCGCTCCGCTGGGGCTTTAACCATATCCCATAATTCATTCATTGTAACAGTATTCGTATTAACTTCTAATCCCCTGATAGACAGGTCTTTTTCTTCTATCTTGGGCTGATCCATTTCCATGACTTGGCAGCCATACGAAAACGCATCCGAGGGGTGAGAGGCCCAGTTATGCAAAGGATCGCGGGAGAACACATTATTCTCCTCATTGTATTCAAACTCCCATGCCGCCAACCCATCGATACCATCCTCGCAGGCATTCATGTTGA